TTTGCGAAGACTCGGTACCTATTACGTGGCGGTTAGAGGTATTTGATCACCATTCAAAAGCACTCGGGTATAAAACCGAAATGTGCGTGCTCACACCTTATCAGAATGATGAGCCCTACCCAGTGCGTTCTTGTATCTTTTCGCTGCACGGATCTAATCGGGAGAACACGTCGGTCAATCATGCGGAACGCATAACCCCGCATATCAAGCAGGCGGTAGCAGAAGGTATTATTGAGCCGATAGTAGTGGTCTTTCCATCAAATGGTGGGGCACGAGCTGACCAAAATTGGCACAGATCGCCGGTAGTTGATATGTTGGAGGAGGAGATATTTCCTGAAGTACCTGTTGGTTATCGTCCTACTGGGGTGATACATCAAGGGCTTCACGGTCACAGTTTAGGCGGTCAAGCACAATATATCTTCGAACACAGGCCGCAGGTCACATCGTGCACCGTCACGGCTGGTGTGTCTCGTCCGCGGGAAGCTTTGATAACTGGTTGTCGCAATTTGACTCGGGCGTATATCGGTCATCATCTTTTTGACCCGACTAACCCGATTACCGTGCCTGCGTTTGATGACTGGATGCGCAATTCTTGTGGGCGTCTTGAGATGAGCGGGACCTTGTTAACGGAGGAGGCCGTTTGCGAAGAGAATTACCATGCGGAGGAGTGTTTGCATAGACTGCTGTATAAGGAAATATGGAAAACGCATCAAAATGCAATCGACGATATGGAGGTTAAAAAATGACTATCACTAAAGCACAATTGCAGCGGATTTACCCGAATGCCCGAGAGTTGAGCGTCGATACGTTGCTTGACGGTATTAATCGGGCGATGGAGGAGCGTGATATTACGACGCCGTTACGTCAGGCGCATTTTCTTGCTCAGATTGGGCATGAGAGCGGTGAATTGCGCTACCGTGAGGAGATTGCTTCCGGGTCGGCGTATGAGGGCCGTAGAGACCTGGGTAACACGCAATCCGGAGACGGTCGACGCTTCAAAGGCCGCGGGTTGATTCAGCTCACAGGTCGATATAATTACGAGAAATATTCTCGCGCGGTTGGCCGGCAGGCGGAAATTATGGAGGACCCGGCGCTGATCGCAAACGATGATTTTCTTACCGTCGATGTTGCCGCGTGGTATTGGGATACGCGGGATTTGAATAAACACGCGGATCGCGATGACGTGTTGACGGTGACAAAGCTGATTAACGGCGGGACGCGCGGTCTGGATGACCGTAAGCGGCTGTTAAAAAGTGCAAAAAAGGAGTTGCAGGCATGAGTATGTTTAACATGAGGGGCAAAACAATGAAGTGGTTTGTTTGTTTTATGTTTATCGCGTTCCCAGTGCAGGCATTGGTGCCCGATAAAGAGAATGTCTACGATACCCGGTCATTGGTGTTGAGCTATCCAATACCGGAGGACATTAAGAATTTCGTGGCGTTTATTCAGGTTGCAGGCGGCAATTCCGCTTGTTTCATTAACTCCCATTCCTTTCGATGGGATTATTTCATTCACCTTAACTTGGATTCGTGTATTGACCTTGGGTGGCTACTTCTCGATATGTTACCCGGGGAGATCGCTGATCTGTCAAAAGCGAGTACCATTGAGGTCGAGTGTACTTTTGATGGCCGCACCTTAATCCGTAAATTCAATCAATGGAAGTTTACGGAAATCGTAATCCATGAAGAGTGTCCCGGTCTGGGTGCGAGACTGTTGGACGCTCAATTTTAAGAGGGCGATGATATGAAGAAGGTAGAATGGTTCGCAATGGTTGGTGGAGTGGTGCTTTTTTGGGCGCTGATCTTTATCGCAATCACAGATGTTGGCGCTACCACGGTCACGAGCAACGATCAACCGGATAGACGGTGCAATGTCATTACAGCAACATGGGGCGTGACGGTATCGCCCAATGATCCGGAACGGCTGAATGTTGATTGGGTGCAGGGTTTCGGGTGGGAGGATAACAACCCGGTCCCGGTCCCGTACGATTCGCGCGCCGACGAGTTCGTCAACCCGAGTGGCGCGTTCGTCAATGTTGACCGCAACCGTTGGGTTGCCGACGCGGTAATTTTCTGCCCGCGCCCTGGTGTGAGCGGGTTTCCGCCTTCGGATTGTATCCGGGTTAACTCGGGCTACGACATCATTTACAGCAACTCCGAGCTGGCGTTCCTTCGGGAAGTCCATCCGTATTTGTACGAGGTTGAGCCTTTTAATCTTGGCCCGGTCTCTTACGTGCAAGTGGTCGACACTGATCTCGACGAGGTGACCGGGGCCTTGAGAAGCGCCATTATAACGACGCAAATCTGTGAGTGGAATATAGTATTCAAGCAGATTACGGCGAGACCTGGGGTGTTTATTGAGCCCGCTCAGTGAGCGCTGGGTTAACGAACGCTGTTGAGAGAGCCTTGGGGGCTGAAATGCCCCCCTTTTTGAGGTAACGCCATGACATGCCAATTGACCACTTTGGAAACTGTCAAGACGCGCATGGGTATAGACCCGGCGGACACTTCCAAGGACGCCGATATTACTTATTGGATTGCCTATTGGAGTGAGATCACGGCGAACTATTGTGAGCGGGACTTCTGTAACGGCGCGCACACGCAATTGCTGGTGAATTCATGTTGGACGCCACAAGATCGGTGTAAGCCAATTCTTTTGAACGAGTCTCCCGTGGTGTCAGTGGAGTCCGTTACGGCCGATGACGAACTGATAGACCCGAGTGAATACTGGGTTGATGACGCGTTTCTTTATTTTTATAATGGTCGTCCCATAGCAGAAAAACTAGAGATCCAATTCACGGCCGGGTATGAAACGATACCCCCAGACCTTGAAGAAGCTGTTATCGGCCAGGTATCAGAAAGTACGCTCTCCGGTGGTGTGGCGACTGCCGATAAGGGGCCAGTTAAACAGGAGCGCATCGAAGGAGCGATAACGACGGCATATTATGACCCGCGAACCGGTGAGGCGTCGGCAGCCGCGGGCAGCACTATCGGGGCGTTTGAGCAGGTGTTGAATTATCATCGGGGATATCGGGCTTTCATATGAGCGTTCCTGACACATATGACCTGCTTCTCGGTTCTTTGGGTAATACCGGGACGTTTCATCCGATCAATGGTGACCCGTCTTTTCAGATCCACTACACCGAGCGGTACGCCACCGAGAAACCGATGGAGGGTGACGCAAGTCAGCAGTTACGACAGGTGATCATGCACGCCGGGGCGTTCGCTACGTCACCGAAAAAGAATGATCGTGTGGAAATCGTTGACGGGTATCACACGATCAAGTCAGTAGAGCCCATGTCGGCGGGTAACAATGTCGTCGGCGCTTATCGAGCATGGTTAATTGGCTGAATTAATCACCAAGCGGGTCACGCTCAGAACGTCAAAAGCGTTGAAAGCGCACGAGGTTAAATTCGTTAAAGCCGTGCAGTTGACCACGTTCCGTGATGCGATAAAAGCCGCACGGGCCGAAGGGAGCATGGATGACCCGGTTATCATCGTGGACAACAGCTACACCAAGCCCGTGATCAACGTCAAGCCGGGCGGGCGTATCCGGGCGATACAGCGTCAGGACATTGGTGAGCTGGCCGCTGAGGCGTATTGGCTGGCTGTCGACCTGTCCCCGGTGGGGTCTCAGGCGCACAAGCCCGGTCGGGCCGCGTATCGGCGGTTCCACTATCAGGACCGGTTTGTCGTGCTCATCAACGGCAAGGTTGTCGCTGACGACTCCAATCCGCCGACTAGGGAGAGCATCCGGGTAGGCCCGCGGGACAAGGTGAGCTTGGTGAACCTGCAACCGTACGCGAGGCGTTTGGAGTGGGGCAACGCGAACTATCGGGCGTCGGGGAAGGGTGCGGCCCGGCGTTACCGGAGCAGCCGTCCGGAGCAGAGTCGTAGAGACCCACAAGGCGGGGTGTCGGCGCGCACGGCGGCTTGGAGCACGCAGGCCCCGAACGGGATTCTCCGAGTGGTTTACAAGGTTATGCAAACCCGGTATGGAAAACTCGCGTTTTTCAAGTTGCGCAATCTCCCGTTGGCCGTGACGGGGTATCGGCTCACACAGGCGTGGGGCGGCATCGATCAGCTATATCCGACGCTGATTATTACCCCCGGTGCGGGTACTAGCGGGGTGATAGGTAGACCATGAGCAGCAAGTACGTTCGCGATCAGGCTAAAGCGCACCTCGTAGCCTGGGGTGTTCTCCCGGTAAAGGATTATTCTAATCTCGGGGGCGATTTACCCGATCCCCCGGATTACTTCGTTACTATTCGTTTTCCGGGTGCGGTGGAGGACCAAGGTAGCACGGGTGCGCCGGGCGATAATCTCTGGCGGGAGATTGGGGTATTTAACGTAATTGTCTACGCACCAAGTGGCGTTGGTGACGATCAGTTGTTGGATTACGTAGAGCAGTTACGTGTGTATTTTCGGGGCAAGAAGTTGGGCGAGGTTCAGTGTCAGGAAGCCGACCCTCCTGATACGACGTTCCCGAGTAGCGTTAACGCGTCACTTGGGAATTTCATAGGCTACGGGACGATGATTTCGTACATGTACGACGTCACCGGGTTTTAACTTTTTGCTACGAGGACTTTTATTATGGCGCTTCAAGCCGCTGACAGTAACTTAGGCCGAATCACGCTGGCACGTCAGACCGTGCTTGGCGAACTGCCTGATCCTTTTGACCGGAACACCATGCGTATCCTGTCTTCCGCGCTCGCCGCGAACAAGGATACGGAGGTTTCCAACGAGCTGCGGGCTGACAGGATGATTTCTGATCTCGCAGAAGTCGGGTTTACCTCTGGTGGTGATCTTGGCTATGAACTGTCGATGAAGACGTTTCCCGCTCTCATCGAGGCGGCAATTTGTGGCACGTATGCCGCGGTCATCGACTTCACCGGGACCATCAGCGTGGTCGCCGCCACGCAGACGATCTCGGACCCCGGGCTCGCGGGTACGATGTTTGCCGATGCCGTTCCGAATCAGCGGTTTTACCTTGTCACGCCGCTCAACACCGGGTGGCACAAGATCGTGACTGTCACGGACGCGGATACCGTGGTTGTCGCCACTCCCGTTGCTGAGCTTTCTGATGAGTCGGATTCAGGTACGGCCAAGGGGCAAATGCTACGCAACCCGAGCGACCCGGCCAATATCATCAAGCGGCCCCACGCTATCGAGCAATATTTCAGCGACCGTGACGTGTCCCAATTGTACTACGATCAGTACGTCGGCACTTGGAATCTCGATACCGCAGCACAGGCTATTGTGAATGGTATTTTCGGGCTCATGGGTACGCAGATGACCGCGCAGACCGGTCAGGCTGCTGGCACGATAGCCGCCCCGACTAGTACCCCGGTGATCAACGCCACGTCGAATGTCGGTGCGATCTTGATCAACGGGGTGAAGCAGGCGTGTCTCGTTCAGTCCATCAACATGGCGCTGACCAACAATCTGAGAAATCAACCGGCTGTCGGCAGTAAGTATGCTTGCGGCATCGGATATGGTCGTCAGGGGATCACTGGGACGGCAACGCTGTATTTCCAAGACCTGACGTTTTACAACCTATTCCTGGCTCACGCTGATGTCGAGCTGGCGTGGGGTTACGCGGACGCGCTTGGTAACGGGATGCACATCACTCTGCCGCGTACCAAGTTTGCTACGGACACGCCGAATCTCCCCGGCATCGACCAAGATGTCATGGAGGCGATTGATTACCAGGCTATCGCGTATGATGACGGCTTGGGTAATCAGTACCAAATCCAAGTGGACGTCGCGGAGGCGGCATAACAGTTTGGGGTGACGTCGTGTGTATGCAATCCCGCTCCCCGCCCAGTGGGGATTGCTCGCCCCCACGCGGCGTTGCCCCTCCTACTTAATGGGCGGATAACGAGGGCGAAATGATGGTTACGTTTTCAAAGGTCGGAATGGATCAGTTTATCACCGATCCAAGTTTGGAAATGAATGGCGTGGGTATGCGGGTTAACAAGGACGTCGTTCTTGGGCTGCGCCGCCCGGGCGGCAGTAACAAGGAATATAAGCAGGCGCTATCCCGGTATAGCCGCCCGCATCGGAAGCAGTTGAAACAGGACCGCATGGATCAGGATGTTTTCCGACGCGAGTGCCTTGTCCCGACGTACGCGGAGAGCATTGTTGCATGGTGGCATGGAGTGAAGGACGAAGCTGGCCGGGATGTCGAGCTGACCCCAGAGAATGCGCGTGCGTATTTCGAGGCTTTTCCATTGGTGTTTGACGACGTGTTCGCGTTCTGCAATGACGTTGACAATTACCTTGAGGGCGCGGCTACCGAGGTGGCTATGGAACTGGGGGAATCCTAAGCTGGTCGCTCCGGTACGGTAAGTATCTGGAATGGTTCTTAGCGCTTGAAGCGGACGGTGAAGAGGTAAAAGCGC